GCCATTTGTTTGTTGAACTCCGGATATGATTTATCGTATTGAAGCGAGATTTCATAAGCGTTTACAGCCCACGATTCTTGTACCTCTGTGATTCGCGTATCAAGTTCGATCCCCTCATTGGTTTTAACTGTTACCAAATCACCTAACTCATAATCTGTGCCGTAAACAAGCGGAGATACTGGCATCGGCTGCCCCTCCACATAATACAATGCCGATTTCTTTTCAAGTTCCGCCGCGCCCTTGGCATCAAGGTCTGCATTCGTTGCCAGTTCTCTCGCGTCAATAAAACACTCTTTCCGGGAGAACGACTCCGGCTCAAGTCCGGAATAAATATTCCTGGATATCCTGTTCTTCCCAACACCGGTACCACCAATGCTTAGGTAGGTTTTGTAATCTATGTACGATTTTTTGTATGATCCTTGTTTCAATGTTTCAAAATCAGAAGAGAAAATAGCCCGGCCATTAACCGATTGTCCCGCTGTCCGATCAACTCCGAAAGCAACCTGAAATTTATATGCCGATCCGGTAAAATAAATGTACCACCCTGCGCCAGTTGCCAATGACGCAGACTCCAATTCCTTCGACACAATACTGGATCGATCCACGGACAATAAATAAGGGTCGCCTGCATTACCGTCCGCGTCAACCGTGATCGGCATGTTCCGTTTTGCATTGATTGCATTTACAACCTGGTCGGTAACAAGCGTTTTCATTACCGTCTCGACGTTGTCATTCAATACATAACGATCAAATAATGGATTCGGTTCAACGAATCTCCATTCCAGTATCCCTTTCAGTTCCATGCCCTGCACGTTAATTATTTCTGAATCCCGCCCGGTCTGGTCAAAAAGATTTTCTACTTCAGTAATTATCCCAACTTTTTTAGAACTGTCCCCTACCATTAAAATATTATCCACGGCCAAGGCTGCCAATTTTGTAGCGGACAAAACATTTTTATTTATTTCGAGGGTGAATGTTCCTACGCCATTCCACGAGCGCGCGAACATTAAACTTGTGTAATTGTCAATATCAACAAGCCTGGCCTTCGTTGTTAAATCGTAAATCCTTATTTCTTGCATGTCATACCCCTAAGTATTTTTCAGTAAATGAATATGCTCCAACCGGCGCGTCAGTAGGGGCATTGTCTTCATACAAAAACCATAAAGCCGAATCCCCTATTTTCATATTGTAAAAGTTGGAATTGGCAGTTATCAACGCTATCCCATTTTCGGGAGTAGTTCCCTTGTTGATATCAATTGTCTTTACCCCAAACGAAGTATCAATCGCAATATTGTTTCCGGTGGCCTGGGTCTCGGTAAGGTCAATCAATTTTTCCGTTCTCGGATTTACCAATAAAGGATTTACTTGTTTCCCGGTCAATGTAAATTGTATTCCCGTGTCGATATCGCCGTTGTTCGCTATGATGTCGGGCCGGTACATTTCAATCTGGCCGTTGGCGATTTCGTAAATATAATAACAAGCCCCCGATGGTTCGATAATAAATTCTCCGTAATATTTTGCGTCCGTATTATAGCAAGCTTTGTAATAAGTCGATGAAAAACCAGAACCCCACGTCAGTCCACGATCCAGGCTAAAAATTGCGTATATGATTCCATCAGGGTATGTCACGGCGGCATCGTCGCTATGGAATAACGCCATCAACATATCATCGCCGATTTTTTGCACACAGAACGGCCAGTCGTGTATCGCGGCGCTGGTAATCGTAATCGGATTCGACCAAACATCAACGGCGCTCGAACGCCAACATTGCGCCGATCCAGACCCGCCAGCACACACAATTAATTCCCCGGTATCAAATTGCATAAACGATATCCCGCCATCAATAGCCGCGATTGGATCGGCGTCTATTGCTACTTCCGCGCCAAGTGCCGCAGTGGTCAATGCCGTCCCTTGCCGGGTAAATAATTTTATGTCCGCAACAACCGTTCTCATATAAACAATCCGGTAATTGTCATCGAGTTGTTTTATTGCTACCGGGCGATCACATGCAGCGGCTACAACTTCAGCGGCGGCTCCCCACGTAGCGCCATAATCCGCAGATTCATATTTCACGATATAAGAATCCGCCGTTCGAATCGCGGCTACACCCAAAAAAGCTGGAACTGCCGGATTAAGGTAGAACGAAGCGTATTTATTATCAGCAGCCGAAATGGCTATTTCTGCTCCCCACGTCACGCCGGCATCTTCGCTTATCCGAAGCGCAATAAAATTGTCGGCATCTCTAACGTAACAAACAGCGAGATGGTCGTTAGCCATTCTGATAAAAGATTTCCCGCCTCGCAAAGCGGAAATACCATTGCTTGCCACGGTGATATGAGCATCCTTAGTACAAACAGGCCCGTACAACGTCCCAGTTGTTGCGGTGGTTTTTCTCCAATATGGATCAGCGCAATAAAATTGTACCATGAATTTCTGCATGATATCGCCGGGACGCTTTCGGTTCGGCAATATCGGCGAATCTATCGGAAGTGCCGTAATATAATAAATATTCCCGTTTTCATTTTTATACGACAATGTGCCAGCCCCAAGTTTTGGATTGAGTGTCGAAATCAAAGTACGCCTGGAAGTAGAGAGTGTCGCTTCGTCCAAATCAGTAATTGCGCCTTCGACTGTGATTGTCCTGGGTTCGTTTAATTGGTCTATCAAGGTGACACCATCTTGATACGGTGCCTTTTGTGTTTGCAGCGACACCACCGGAGATCCAAGCCCATCAACTGATGTGATAAAATATTTTGAAGGTGCCCCACCCAATGTCACGGAAACTCCGTTCGGGTTCGTGTAAATTAATTCGCGCATTATCTTCCTCCTTGGAAAGCCAGCTGTCTCATTGTATTTTTCAATATCCGTGACGCTTCCATCGGCGTTACAGCCGTGGGACTATTAATGGTTATCGTTATGCCTCGTTCACCCAATTGGTTCAAAAGGTTTTTTGAATTACTGGCAGTGAAAATAGATTCGCCGCCTTTCATCCGCATCAATTCTGGGCCCTGTTCGCCCACGAGGGCGAATCCCGGCGGTGCATTAGTTGTTCCGAAAGCAAATGCCGGGGCTTGTGGTTTAGCCGCGGCGACGTTGGATATTTGTAACCCAACAGCGGCGGCGACCAAGGGTCCGGTTATCCACCCTACAACCCCACCTTGCATAAATGCGGTTACAACGGCGGCCGCTCCATTAGCAATCGCCATCGCAAGTGTTACACCCCACGAGGCCAAATCCGCCTGATATTTTATATGTGCCTTTTCTCTTTCAGCTTCCAGCGTTGCGGCGGTCTTCGCTTCTTCGGCCTGTTGATAGATTAACAACCGATCCAATTCTTGCTGTTTAAGTCTAGCCGTTTCCATATCTCCGGCGGCTTGGGCTATTTCGATTTCTTTTAATAGTTTCTCTTCTTCCGATGCCTCAAGCAATCCCGCCGCCTTCAATTTCGCTTTTGTTTCTTTATCAATCGCCGTTATTTTCTTTTTTAATTGTGCGTCGATCTGTGCTGTTTCCTTTGCTAAGTTTGCCGAAATAATTGTGGTGAATAGATTGGCGGCGGCCGAAGCAACATTCTGGAGACCATTTATCCATGCGTTAGTCTCTGCTTCTATTTGTTTTGTTCTTTCATCCGCCGCGTCCTGCCATTGCTTATTCATCTTCCCAAGAGCGGCACCAAATTCCCCTGTGGTTTTTTTCAATGCTATTGTCTGGCTGCCCTTCTCAGTTGTGATTTTCTCTTCGACCGCCAATATTTGCGTAGTGGTATCTAGTTGTACGCCAAGATTCGCCACATTGTTCTTGGCGGCGGTATATTGGTTCATCATGGCGGTCGTCAATCCGCCAGATAATTTTATTCTGTCTTGATAAAAGGCAACTTCAGATTGTGCTACCGTCAACAGTTGTTGATTATATTCTTTTTGCGTCAGTGTTTTAGAAGCCAATGCGCTGGCCAGATTTAATCTTTGTGTTGCATATTCTTTTTGTTTCAGTTCGAATATTTTTTCTTGCTCCATCCCTGCTCTTGTCGCTTCGGCAAGCGTCGCATACGCTCGACCCAATTCTTGGCGGGTTATTAATTGAGCGCGGTATATTTCGAGCTGCTTTTTTAATTCCGGCGTTAATTTCGAAGATGCCAAGCCGATATTAACGGCTTCCAGTGCCGATACTCCAAAATCATCGGCAATCTGCGAAACGAACGGCTGCATAAGCTTAAAACTTTTTTCCATTTCTTGCGGAGTTTTCGCAGTCTCAATGTATTGCATCGTCCCCAATATTTGCGTGAAGTTTGTATCTAACGCACGGAGGGCTGATTCTATGTTCCCAGCTTTATCAATAAAATCATTGACATTCCCACCAGCCTTTTCTACTTCATAAGCCAGTGCTCCAAAATCTTGCTTGAGCCGTTCAACTTCTTTTGCGCGAATCGCCGCCCCCAGTATGGCCAAGCCAGCGCACAACGCGGCAACTCCGACAATAACAATACCAATAGTCCCGGTCGTTGCCGATAATTTTGAAATAAAATCAGTCGCTTTCCCAACGGTCGTTATTAATTTCCCGATTCCAAAAGACAATGGCCCAATCGCGGCTGCTACGCCAGCGATAGTTAAAATTGTTTGTTTGTTTGCTGTTGATAATTCGCCAAACCATTTAACAGCACCACTGATAGCAGATACCACACTCAATACTGCTGGTAATAATTGTTCGCCGAGTTGCGCTGCCTGTTCTTTAACTTGAGCCGTTACTATTCTGGTTTTATTAGCCAATTCCCCGGATGTTTTTACAAAATCGCCCTGGAACCTTGATGATTGTTCCATAATAATCGCCAACCGTGCTTGAGATTTCCCGTACGCGGTAGCAGTACCGGTAGCATCGACCAATCCCAATGCCGTTGCCTTGGCAGCCACTTCGGCTTCGCTCAAGGACACGGCGAATCTCCGCAACGGTTCTGATTCTCCTCTAAGCCCTGCCTGCAGTGCCCCGAGTGCGTCCGAAACATTTGTATTGAAAATAGACGCCATATCAGCAGCTCTTTTTGTTAATTCAATTGTTTGTGTAGCTGCCTGTTCTGTTGATGCCCCGGCATTTATTAAGCCTGCACCGATTACAGCCGATGCTTGATAAAATTCAGCAGCGGTCAGTCCTGCTTGTGTCGCAGCATTCCGGCCCCATTCCTGGATAGTTTTAGTAGAACCTTTAAAAACTACCGATGCAGCGTTCAATGATTCGCCGGTATCCGATGCGAATTTAACCATAGCCGTACCAACGGCAATTATCGGCACTGTTAATCCGATAGTTAATTTCTTGCCGGCATCGGTAAAACTCTTCCCCGCTTTTTGAAGAGTCTTGGATAATTGCGTTGCTTTAGTATCTATCGCTGCGAACGCTTTTGTGAGTTCGGTATAATCCGCGCTGATTTTTACGAGTAATTCTTTTAATACATCAGCCATGATCAACCTTCTTATAAAACGTTATATCCAGGTACGCCCGCTGGTTCCCTTTTTTCTTGCGGCCCGCGCCTCACTTTTTCCAACTCTGCCCACGAATCGATCAATGCTATCAATGTCCTCGGGCTTTCCTCGTCAAACTCTTTGCGCCCATACCCGAATCGTGTTCGCGCCATCATGTACAGATGACCCCAGTCCCAGTCCTTCAGACTGCCGGGGTCGCCGTAGGGTCGCTCGATACTCCTTGTGGAACCGAATTGTTTATTGCCTGACTAATAATTTCTATTACTTTTGGCAATTCCGAAAAATCCAAAAGGTCTGTGATTCGCTGTCGATCTTTGTTTTTCCCCGTCTCTTTGTCGTCGATTGAATCGCGATCAAGATTTTCATCCTCCCACAACAGACCGGCATATACCAAGTCCGCAATAATTCCCATTGATTTCGTTGTAAGCATTTTCATATTTTCGCTATCCGACAACGGTTTCGTTGCCGCCACTACACTTCCGTGCTTTCGGGCAAGCCAGCCATACGCGCCAAAGGTGTATTTAATATGCCGTTCCTTATCCAACATTATCGGAATCGAATTGACATAAATATCTTTTGCCTTGCTCTCTTCCATCGTCCCCTCCAAGTAGGCGGGCTATTTACCCGCCTTGATTAATTTACTTACGCGGCAAGCGTGATAATGTCCGCCACTTGAGTACAAGCAACTCCTGCCGTGTCCTTCACTCCGGCATTTACAATTACCGCCACCGTCGCAGCACCCCCATACGCCACCGTCGGCGTGAAATAAACCGTTACAGTCGCCCCGGCCTCCGGCGTAGTAAACGTTCCCGCTCTTACACTTTCGGGCGTATCCTCAAAAGTCGATACGTTCGCGATTGTCAGTGTTGAAGCGTCGATGTTGAAAGACGATCCGGAACCCTTCGCGAATACGAGTTTGATTTTGCCAACATTGCCAACAGTTCCCTCGGACAGCGTACAAGTAAGCGCGGTAGCATCCGTGCTCTGTGATACAACCGTCGAAAAGAATCCCGCCGTAATAGTCGCGGCGTTGGCGTCGTCGGTTCGACACTTTATCATCCATTGGTTGTCAGATTGCCTGGCAACAAATTTTCCGACCAATTTCGGACACTGGAAGTTAATCTTGTCTTCTTTCGTTTGGTTATCCTGAGCGGGCTTCATCATCTTGCCCTTGTACAACCAGATATAATCATAAACCGCCGTTGCCGAATCTAATCCGCTACGAAGCAACTTAAATCCAAGAGCGATGTATGGGGACGCGTCCGCCAGGTCTCGAACTATCGAGCCGGTCGAATAAGTATTTCCCAAAATCCTGGCTTCGTCGGCAGGAAGGATATCGGCAATTTCAAATTCAACATCTATCTCGCCAATTGTTTCAGCCGAGATTCTCGGACCGTCATCGCCGAAAAGTGTAGCCGCCGCCGAGTTTGGGTTTATCGAAATACGCCGCAAATTCGGCAAAGTATAAATAGTTCCATACGTGGTCGTACCGCCCGCCACGTCCGACGATTCGCTCATTAGTGCGTATACCAGATCGGATGCACCGATCAAAGGTCTTACTGCTGTAGCCATAAAAACTCCTTAGATATCCAAACTTGTCATGGATCGCTCATAACGAGCCGTCCAATGTTTTATTTTCGAGTCAGACTCGAAAACATCCGCCGCATAATATCGGCGCCACAATTTCGAGACCATTACCGTATCGACATTGTCGGCTATGTCAACCGCGGTACTTCCATCCGTCCAGGAATCTATTTGTACCTCAATCTTGTCGGACAGGATCGAGTTATCTCCATGTTCATCATTCGCTTGGTTCAAAATGAAGTGTGTCACTATTGGTAAATCAATAAATTCATTCGGGTATCCGTGCCTTATTCTGCCAGCCCCGCCTAATGCCGTTTGAAGAGTACTGTCCGCAACAAGAATGGCTTGGATTTTTCGAACGACCTGCCCCATGGTCACCGTACTCATACTGGTACGTCCTTAATCGATTGTGCAATTTTGTCCTTGATTTCTTTATCGTTTCGAGCCATCGCCGGAATAAAATATGGTCTAGGTTTAATTCGTCCCGATTTCGTCCCGAACTCTAATGCTGCCGCATATTCTACATTCGTTCCGACTTCCGCAACCGGAAAACCTTCGGTATTTGTCATCCGATGAAAAAAGGACCCCCGCAAACGTCCGGAATCAACAGCTGGCGGTTCCCCGGGTTCTGACGGAATGTGTGTTTTACCACCACCGACATTCATCGTAAAGTTTTCCTTAATATCGTCTTCAAGCAGAATAGCGCTTTCCGTCAACGCTCGAACGATTGCCAGTTTCGTACCAAGGGCATAAGCCGCGAATTTTTTACGCATGTCGTCAACTTGCGCTTTAATATCAGCCGCCATGAGCGACCCCCTGCACAGGGACAAGCAAAACTTCATAATGATTTTGCCATATCGATGGTTTGCCCATCTCATAATATGTCGATCCGTCTTTAATCCTGCATGATTCTACAATCGCAGTGTCAGGATTACAATACATAACTTTAGCCCCTGAATAAGTATCAAGAAGACCCATTTCAGAAAGCGAATGTGACTTGAGATTCAACGGCTGGATATTGGCCGACAGACTTTTTGACTTAGCCCAGGATTCTGTGTTATCTCCTGTGTTGCTAACCGAAACTGTGCGAACATACAAATCAACAAGCTTATCGAGCAGCATTATTCATCCCCTTGATTGGAGATTACTTCACTAAATACTTTCCGGTTTTCGTTTACGTGGTAATGGATCGTTCCGCGCCCGGTTGAAATACATTTGTATTGCCGTAACTGATCGGTAATTTCCGCAGGATACCCATACTCCATTCTTCCTAATGTTTCCGAATATCCGCCTTGCGACATATTTGTTAATCCAGAACTTGCGGAATGCTGGATTAAATAACCGATCATTCGCGCCGCGACCATATCAGTCTGTTTCGGGAACCGTGCAAGGCTTATCGTTACTTCATACCCTTCGGTAGTTTGCACTTCGTCCGCGAGTGTTTCGCTTACTTGGATATAGGTATCGGCAACGGCTGCAATCGTATAGACCCCGTCGTTGAGCCTGGAATCTGCAACAACCAAATTCCCACCGACAGGGAATCCTATTACCGATATTCCACCGGCTGCCAAAAATATTTTATTGACCGCCGCGGTGTTGTCGAAGTAAAAGGCATCGTCTGTGAGTTCGTATTCGGCTGCTAAGAATTTGTTGTTTGTAAGCGTTATGATATCATTGTAAACAATCGGCAAAAGATAAGGTATTAGCGTATCATAATCGGTGGAGGAAATCCGTAGTAATATTTTTGCAGTAGTGTAAGATATCATTTACATTCCTCCACACGATTAGAATTACGCGAAGTCAGCCGGGTTGTAAGGAAGCTCGGCAAATACAATTGACGTGTTGACTGCTGTCGAACCGGCGACATTCGCGCCGATACAAATTGACGTGCCCGGCAACATGATTAACGACCCATCAAAATCGTAGTGCATGTTGTTGTAAGGCGCAGTCCCATCGGCGGTGCCTTCTGTCCACAAGCCCATATCCAACATCATCAAAAATGCCGAAGCGGCGGTCTGGATGTTGGTCGCGGGGCTCCACTTTGTAACGGCGGCCTTATTGCTACCAAGCAAGGTTGACACAGCCGCCACTTCCGTAAACGCACTGAACGGGGCAGCCGTCGCAAGCATCGAGCCGGCATTAGCTTTGTATGACAGGGCCAGCCCGTGGATAATCTCGGTGGCCGCCGTGAGGAAGCCAACGTTAAGACGTAGGGGAATTACGATCTTCCCCGAATCAGCCTTGTTCCACAGCGTGGGAATATTTGTAACGTCGTCATACTTCGGCAATTCCGCGGCAGTGCCGACGGACCCGACGTAAATATATCCCTTCCGTGCCCATTCAAGAAACTTTGCGCCTATCTGACTTACCGGCAAGGCATCGCCAAAAACAGATTTGACGGGTTTGTTGTTTCCGTCTGCTCCCAATATCTGCATCAAACTCATAAATTCTCCTCATGCTCTGCGAGGTCTCGCGGTTCAATTTCTATTCCCGTTTCCTCTTCAAGCATCAACCTGATTTTCTTCAATTCCTGTAGGGTGGCAAACGCCAAATAGTCAGCGGTCGCTTTTTGGCGCGTAGCTGCATCCTCGGAATCAAACCTTGTCTGGATTTCCGCTTCCAGAATTTCCGTTATTCTCGGTACGCTCATTTTTTTAACCCGTTACCACTGCAACACCGCCAGCGCTAGCCGAAGCGGGAAGATCCGTATAGACATTGTCCCACCCGGTATCAACCCATACAGCCCAGCCGACCATCGAGCACTTGCGAAGCAGGATACCCATGTTATTGGTATCTACTCCCGCGATTGCGGCTGTCAAAGCCGTCGCCGCCCCCGAGTCCCAATTCACAAAGGAGCAATTTTTGAACTGCACCCAGCCGCCTAAAGTCGCGGCGTTTGTAATCATGATCGCCATGTGCCCCGCTGTCGCGGAATACGAAATTACTTGGCAATCCTCAAAAAAGTTTTGCCCGATCTGTGTAGTTGAAACACCCAGCACAATATGAGCATTTGCCGCAGCGCGAATTGTGGAATTGCTCCCGAAGTAGCAACCCTTGAATCTGCATTCCGAAGCATTAAGCGTTAGGTCATAAGCCGTAGTTTCCGCCGCCGCAGTTGCATTTGTAGCGCCGTTTATAAAACAATTCTCAAAATAATTGTCGTCGGCGCTGACCTTTACCGCTCCATCATCCGTTGCTACAGTTCCATTTTGTACAAAGCCGACATTGATAAACTGGTTCCCTCTCCCGGTCACGTTTACCAGCGGCCTGCAGTGCGTCGAAATCACAGATACACCCGGAGTCGCGTTTGCTGTTACTGCATCGGTCAGGGTCAGTGTACTGGCTGTCACTGCACTGATTATATTAAGCGAGGTAATTGCCGTTCCCGCCGCAGCCGTAACAAGTACCGCGTCTCCGACCTGGAATCCCTGGGTCAAAAAAGCCGCCCGAGAATCTGTAATAGTCGTAGTCGTCCAAGAAAATTGTGTCGTTGCGGAATATGATCGGTCTTTCGAAGCGATTCGAGCGCGGCAATTGAACCCCTGTTTAGAGGCAATGCCCACGACGGTGATTCCGTGCTTCGCCCAAGTCAGACATCCGCCCAGATAGGCAGTAGTATCAGCCGTGGTCGTCGAGGGATAGGCAAGTAATGCAATTCCATCTCCGATCGAGGTTGTACACTTGTTATAAGCAGCGCGAATTGTCTGCACAGCCGTATCAACTGTTCGGCCATCAGCATTATCCGATCCAGTTTTTGGATCGACAAAAAACCATGTTCCTCGAATCAAAGGCAGGGAACCCACTTCCGAGATTGTTTCCAGGGCGTCGCCCAATCCCCGCGATATCGCACTTGATCTTTCAAACTTCATACCGCCCCCTTATTTGCTTGTCGCCAAACCAGCTACCGAGCCGTGATACTCTTCCGGCCCATAATCCAGGCCAAATTGGGAATAAAGAAACCCACCACGAGCGGCGGCGGAAGGGGCGACAGCCTGATAAAGTACGTCCACACCTTCAGCATTCGACGCCACCGGCTCTATATTTCCATCCGGCACGTACGAAACCGGGACAAAGACGGGCGCACAAACGGATTGTTCCGCAAGATAAATTTCGTCAGTCGGCATCTGCGGAGAAAAAAGTACGCGAATCACCCCAGCGCCCGGCACAAGAAATTGCTCGATAGCCACACCGCCAACACTACGATCCATAGGCGCATAGCCGTAGATGTCAGACAACATCTGCATCTGGAATGCATTCGCGACCATTACGATATTATCGAAAGGCGCGCCAGAATCAATCATCTCGCGGACAAGCTCTTCTATCATATCTTTGGAGAGTTTTAATCCACCAGCCGCAACCGTATTCGTGGTAATCGCGTTTTTCAGTCCACGGGTTTTGGTGTTCGTCGCCGATGTTCCTTCTCCGGTGTACGATCCTTGCAGCACCGAATATTCCATGTTCGATGCCATCTGCAAAAGTCCGGCTTTTTTCTGGAAGCCAAGCGCGTCAAGCACCTGGATAGGCTCGCCATTGTTGAGCCCGGAAGCCTGATCGTAAACGGACTGTTTTTTGTAGGTAGTCTTTACATCGTACTTCATGATCTGGCAGATGTTGTAATCCTGGCCGGTCGCCACATCGGTCGGTGTTCCGGCAGCCGCAGCGGTATCTTCGGACTGGGTGTCTTGCGATGCTGCCGAAATTGTCCAAGGACTTGCACATGCAAAAGTCCAAGAATTCACGCGCCTGGTCCTTCCCGAAATCGCGGAAAGAAAAGGTGCCTTATGTTTGCCGTAGAGATAAAGTACTCCACGGTAATTTACGGTATCACTGTCTGTAGTAGCCATAGCTACCTCCTAAAATTATCTTGCCTCAGATAGCATCTGCTCTTTTATGGCCAAGGCCAAGTCAGCATTTCCAGCTTTTTCGGCAAGTTCGTATTGAGCTTTAAGATCCTGAGGCAATTGTGTATTGCCACCTTTTGGTAGCGCATTGCTTCCAAGTTTTTCTTGCAGAATTTTCGTTGTTGAATCGTCCCGCCATTTTACAATCACGTCCGCGAATCTTCCGATCTGCGTAGTTGTGGCTTCGTCGTTTTCGCCAATAAAGCGTTCCACAAAATCAACCGGAATCCCTTTTTCGGATGCCACCCTTAGCGCTAGAGTTTTCTGCTTTTCTGTCAGCGTCGCTCGTTCCTGGGCGTTTATCCGTTCTGTAAGCTTTTGTATTTCTACATCTCTTGGATCTTTTGGAGGATTCCGCTTCCGTAATTCTTCCTCAATTATCCCTGGCAATTTTTCGCCTTGAAACTTTTGGTCATGCGCGGTAACTGCCCGCGCCACCTCTGCATCAAGGGCCGACCGAAAAACACCGGTTTTTTGAATAAATTCGAAAGCCTGTTCTTTTGTTATAATTCCCTGCGTCGGGTTCGCCGTTGCGATTGCGTCCGAAATCGTCTTTTCCGCTTCCGTCCGCTTATCCTCTGGCAATAAAATTACAACGTCTTTGAGCGTCATTGAAGAGTCCTCCAAAATAAAAGGGGTGATAATCCTGTTCCGTTTTTACCGTAACAGTCTTGTGTTAGCGTAGACTAACATAGAGTATATTGGCATATAAAATAGCTGTCAAGCTTTATAAATTATTTCAGCGTTCCTTTGCATGTCCATGCGCATAAATTATTTCGTAAACCATCCTCACAAATTCAGTTAGTTTATATGCTAACCGTTCCTCGTCATCATTGCAATCGTTCCCATAATCCCCTCGAAAACCCAAAACATACCGTTCGTATGCCAGCGCAAGATGCAAACATTCATGGGCGATTATACCGACGCCTAAATTCCCTTCACTTAAAAACATAGTTGCAAATTTTGAACAATAGTATTCTCCATCCTCTCTACTGATATAAGGCGTTGGAGTCACTTGCCCGAGACAATTATGACACAGCCCTGGCTGAATTTTATCTAAATATTTTTCAAGTTCCTTAGCATTATCAAAAATAAACAATTCAAACCATTTACTATTAGTATTTGTTTTTATCTCATACCTGGCAAACTTTTCCCGTTTTTTATGTACCACCTTATTACCCCCTGGATGCTTTGTCTATTTGATTCGCTGTCGATTCTATTTTTGGCCATCCAGTTCCGTCAACCCATCCATGGTCTTTTGCCCACTCTGTAAACCCAGCGATTGGCTGTGTGCCAATATTATCTTCAATATCGCTTGGCAGTTCCTGCAACACATCCTCGATTGTGCACCGTTCGTTGATATCTAGTTTAGGTACACCGAATAAGCCGGGGCCTTCCGCCGAAAACCCTTCAATCCAAAAAAGGCCATTTTCGTCTTCAAAAACTCCATCGAGTGGCTCGTGAGCATCCCGAAGCCGATCATCTTTTGTTACAACCCATTTCTTTTTTACAATAATCCCCAGCGCCAATGCCTGCCGATGTGCTTCCAGTTGGCCTTGCGTATAACACCGAGTAACCTCTGTCCGCATAACCCGCAAGGAATCGCTCATGGAGTTTGTAAATCGGTCTTTTACTTCTTTCGCCATTTTCGGGAAAGACCAACCTTGCGTGATCCCTCGTACAATTGTCGCCTGTGTTTTTGCCTGATTCGCCAAGGTGTTCTTGATAAAAGTTTTTATGAAAGTCAGCCCGGATGAATCCGAATAGACAGCCGCTCGAATGGCATCCACTGGCAACAAATCAAAGCCGACCTTAAAACCTAGCCCCTTACTTGTCGCCCACTGTGCGCCGTAATATGCGTTCTGGAAATTTTGTTGGCTTGCAGCCGCGGTAAGTTTTATCCCTTTTTTCTCCAATGCCTTCATCTCGGATTTTATATTCGCTATCCGTTTATCCAGCATCCCGCGCCGTGCCGCATCCGCTTTGGTTATTGATATTCCGTCAACAACTTTTGTTGCCCCGGCTTTCTCGTACAGTTTTTGCATTTCTTTCATAGCCGCGGCCAATGCTTCCCGATATGATTGCATTAATACTCTTTCAATGGCCCTATTCCTGGCTCCCGTGGTTTTGAAAACCTGCCGCTGAAAGGCTTCAATTTTTTTCTGAAGCACATCCAAATCAGGCATCCAATTCCTCATCCCCATTTTCTGGTATTTCTTCTTTGCCGTTTTTTTCTTCCTGCATTTGTTCGACAATAGAATCGATGTCCGGCAACAACCCACCAAAGCACAAACGCAATGCCACATCATCCGGTAATAGCCCGGCCAGCTTTGTATACTGGTCTACTGCCTGAGTC